ACAGGAGCACCTAGCTGCCTCTTACAGTAATTAACTAGATCTGTTCTACTTGCTGGTTGAGCCATTTATTCTCTAGTTTCCTAAATGTATTTATGGTGCTGATGACACTGCAGGAACTACCATAACGTTTCCATTAACAAGTGTATATACTGTCGATCCACTACTTACTATTACATCATACATATATCTTCCTTGATCAAGATTTCTAGTAGAAGTAGATCCTAAAGAAATTTCAAGTTTTCCGCCTAATGCACTGGTAATACCAACAGAAAATGATGTTGTAATTCCTAGAGTTGCTCCAACAGCAACACTTTTCGATATAGCAGCAGATCCACTATAACTCGTAAGGTTGAAGGCTGTATTTGAGTTGTCAGTTACATTAAATGTTGTGTTAAAATCTGATCCACCAAAAATCATCAAATTAACGGAATATGGAACTCCTGTGTCTGGATCGAAAGTAATATTTTTAGACGGCATCTGGTATTCCTATTAGTTTCATGGTTTCTTGCTGTTTATAATATAGTTTGCAAAAAGATTTTGCAATATTCTTTAATTCGTCACGATCATCACAACTATCTATCTGTGATGCCAATTTAGTGTAGGCAAATTGCTTTGACAGATTGCTTAGTTCAATGCTATCTGGATCCATTTAATAACTCCTTAAGTAATGACTTGATATCGTTGATATCATCTTTGATGGTAGCAACCTCATCTTCAATTGTCTGCATCTTTTGATTCTTTACATTTTTAGCCTGACGACTAGAAATATATTGATCATATGATACTTTATTTACATTAATCACTGTATTAGTTTCAGGATCTCTTGCAAGATCCTGGTGACCTTTTACTGTGTAAATTTCCATATTATGCTAAAGCAATTACTCTAAGATTTTTCATTTGAGGCACTAATGTTTGATTTGTTGAAGTCATTACAATTTTAATTCTGTAAGATCTAAATGTTTGTAGGTTATCTACTGTAAATGTACGTTCTACAAAATCAGTATCCTCAAGACTAAATCCTCTCTTAGTTGAGGGTGTTACAAGAGAATCAGATCTTCCATCATTATTTTCTTCATTGAGCACCAATCCATTAACATCAAGGTTTAAATATCCTGGGAATGGAGTAAATATTGGTTCAAGTCCTGGATTAGCACTAATGGTATAGAATGCCCTAATGTCACAATCTGCTGGAATGTGGGTATCAGCAAAAATCTTAATAGATGTTGCTGGATTCTCAAGAGTTATTTCTTTAGAAATATATTGACATGCACTAGGGTCATTAAAGAAAGTATTTACTCTAGAATCAGTAGCGTAATTAGTAACTTCAGAATTAACTCTATTTGATACTGCATAAACACTACATCTTTGAAGTTCAATTTGAGGACTTAGTTTAGAATTAGTGGTTCCAAGGAAAAGTCTCATTTGCATAGATTTATTACCTTCAATAAAGTCCAATTTACGATCTTCATTTACCTTAGAGAAAATTGCCCTAGGAGTATCGAGATAATTATTGGAGTTTAAGACAACATCTTCAAATCCTGCATTTACATAGGGAATTTCATTTCCACTTATACTTTGTGTAGTAACAGTTCTTATCTGACCAGATAAAGAAGTTCCCTCTACAGTAATATTATGTATTGATGGTTTAACAATCTCGAATGGAATGTTTTTAGTAGCCTTCACATTGCTTCCACCTGTAGACTTGGATCCATTGATAAACAATTTAGGGAATGATGTTCCAACAGATCTATCTGCATTATCATTTGACCCAATAGTTCCAAATTTTTCAGACATATCAAGTTTTACGTGATACGAATCTAGTGTTATTGGATTTGCAACAGTTACTTCACTTAAATCGTGAGTTTTATTGATTCTAGCAAGACTTACTCCTCCCAATTCATACTTATAGACTGGAGTATCAACTGGATATGTTTTAGGAGTTGTTCCTCTAGAAATAGAGCCACTAATAGTTGATGATGTGGTATTAGTATATTCTATAATTTCTTCACCGATAATAATTAATCCAGTATTAGTCGCAGCAACACCCACATTTTCAAATGTCGAGAAGTTATTTCCAGTTCCACTACTTACTTGTATTGGATCTGTAGACGATTTGCTATATTCTGCAGTCAGTTTGGTTGGTTTGATATCTGGAAGAATACCTGAAATTCTTACAAAATTATCATCAAAATTCATTCCATGATTTACATGGTTGACTTTAATGTGCAAACCATCGGTAATAGATTCTATTCCATTTGAAGGAATTGTTACATCTCCACCATTACTACTATTTAATTCCCTTTCAGTACCATTATTATCAAAGAATCGAATAGTTCCAGCTGCCCCGGTAATAAATTCACCCTGAACATTACCAATAATTAATTGTGAAGTAAGTCCAATACCAGTTAATGTAAATCTTGCATTTGTACCAACACTTAACCCAGATGGATCTGAAGACGATGGTAAAGGTTTAGTAGCACTAATAGTAACTATGTCACCAACCTGATAACCATTTCCTCCACTACCAGTGATTGTTGCTGCAATAGCAACACCATCTAGAATAGTAATATTTGCAGATGCTCCAGTTCCTTTTCCAAAAGCTGAAACTAGATTTATGTTATTATAACTAAGTCGCCCGTCAGCTGGAGTATATCCAAGACCAGGATTAGTTATTGACATTGTTCCAACTGCACTGGCAGCAACTCCAACTAAATCTCCCTCTGCAATTCTATTAATAGAAGTTCCTTGGAAGAAAGTATTACCAAGAGAATATAAACTATCGGCAACTGTTGTTCCAAGTCCGACACGAATTTCGTTTGAAAAAATATTCAAAGGATTTTCTTGAAGAGTAGCGACTTGCTTATTACCTTGAGACAACTCTGGACTATAAAGATCAACAGATCCAGACTCTACAAAGTCTGCTCTATACATGGTAAATTTAAGATCTTCCCACTGACTTGCTTCCCAAGTAGATGCATTCTGGGATTTGAATAGTGATCCGAGAGTTGGTTGATTGGAAATATATGAGTCCGTAAGGATATCATTTTCACCAACTCTAGAGATATAAACACTATACTTAGTTGAATTTGAAATCAAACATATTGCATATTCAGTACCACCTTCCAAGTAGACTGGTGCTGCAAACTCAAAAGTAGTCGCTACAGAACCATCAGTAGAAGTGTTAACATTTTCTGGATAGATGAGAACTTCTGAAAGATCAAAATACTTGGCAGTTGGGAAACCATTACTCATTGTTCTGATTTGCATCCTAACAGGAGTATTGTCATCATCTTTTGTGCGGAAGAACACATCACACTTGGTTATGAATACACCTTCAGGATCCTCTGTTTCATCGATTAAGAACGACTGTGCTAGCGGGTCATACCAACCAACAATTGATTCACTAGTTTGTGCGCCACCAAGATTTCTAGTAGCAACAACTTCGGTGTCAACAGTTCTATTAACTAATTCATCTTCAAATAGTTTCTTCTGTTCAATTTTAGCATTTCTAATTGAGAGAATTTGATCCTGAACAGTTTCAATAGTACCAGCAGTTTGATATGCTTCTTCACCAACAGTGGTAGCAGCATCTTGATCATTATCTGGATCATTTGTTAAAGTAAAAACATTAGTTCCTGTTTTAAAATTAGGATTATCACCATTGTCTGGGTCTGGAATAAAGAAACTTCCTACTAAAGCAGAAGATTTGTCTGTTATAAGTCTTACATTAGTTACTTCTGCCTCTGCACCACTAGTTTCTCCACTTAAAATCATTCCAGTTTGAATATGACCGAAGAAATCTCCTTGTGGTTGATTTGCAAGAGAATAAGTATCTACATTTAAGATGGTTGAAGTAGATGAATATACCTCAGGAATCGTTTCACCGTTTGTATAAGGATTGTCTGGATAAATCTCTGTTGGAGAATCATAATCACCTCTTCTGTGATTAGATTGAGCGACTCTAAAGTTAATTTTCGGATCAGTATCTTTCCCTTCCTCGCCAAGTCCTGTAGAAAGAACTCTACCCTGTACAGTTTCTCCAACCTGGAAAGTTCCAGATTTCATACTAATTTCAATAATTTTAGGTACACAATACTTGCTTACATCTTTTCCATCAAAGAATGCATAGATTCTAGTGCTTGGTTTTAAGTTTGCTCCATAGAATTCAACATTTCTAGACCTTACGGTAGAAATAATTTCAGTACTTATAATTTTATCACCAACAGAAACTTCGTCAAAAGTTTCAACAACCTGATATTGAGTACCACTTCTTGACTTTACACCAGATTCATTAGTGTTAACAACATCCTGTTCGATTGGTTGCGTAGTAGTTTGTTGGACCCATGCAGCAGGTCCACCACTGCCACCATTAATCCATCCACCACGACCAAATGTATTACTAGAAGTAGTCGAACTTTGTTGAGTAGTAGATTCTGTAGAGGTTGTTCCAGACCAATTTGTTTCCCAAGAATTCCATAGTTCTGAAGCAAATCCAGTTTCTGGATCGACACCATACTTTTCTTCAGCCTCAGACATAATCTGAGAATAATTACCAATAGTATCAATCGTTCTTGCTTCCATTCTATTTTGAGTAACCCAATTATCTGAAGCAGGTGTTAACACTAGAGTCCCTTGCCAGAAACTAATCAAGAAAGGAGTTACACTTTCAGTTCTAGTTGCAAAGGATTGCTTAATAAATTCAATATCTGAGTAATCCAAACTCAGTATATCATTCTGTTTTCTAACATTAGTTCCTTCTATGTTTGAATTTCTTTCATCGGCTGTTGGATCAACATCAACAACTGGACCAGTTTTTAATGTAAATGAATTAGTACTATGCTTCGGTCTAAGAATCTGATTTGTTTGGTCAATACTATTTTTTCTACTCAATATGTAATCTTGCGTAGAAAAAGATGTGAAATTATCTACAAAAAATCCAGACTTAAATCTATTCAGTCCATTGTCATCAGAAATAAATTGATTTGCTGTAGATGATTCCAGCATAGAAAGTTGAGTATAATACTCTAAATTTCTAATTCTATCTTCTAATTTCTTGATATCTTTCATTTGATATCTCTTGTACTTCAAGAATCTAATAGATGATTGTTGTACGTTATGAAGATATGGTGGATACTGAATTTCTGCAATTTCAATAGCATTATCTGGAGATTCTGGTTTCGATCTCTTTGGATCATCTGAAGGAGTTCCAAACTTCATTTGGAACTTGCCATCTTTATGTAAATATAGTCTATCAATTCTTCCTTGATAGTATGCATAATCTAAGAAAATAGTTTCATTAGATGCTAAAATATTAGGAACAGAATTTCCTGCAGTATTAAATGATCTACCAAGAAACTCTAAAGGAGACCTAGAACCTTCCGCTACGGTATACTCACTAACTCTAGGGCGCAAATCAATGATATCAGTATTTAATATACCATTAATAGCTTTGACTTCTGTTGAGTAATTAAAATCATTATACGATTCTACGGTAACAATATCTCCAGTATCTGAAGAATCAAACGAAGCACTTTTATAATATATTTTTATTTTATTTTTTGGTGCTTCCGAATCAGTTTTTCTTGTTAAGAATCCATAATTATAAATTGTATTTCTTTGTCCTGATCCAAATGTATAATTTGAAGAAATATTAAATGACGTAGTATTTAAACTAGCAACACCCCCAGAAATAGAGGACTCTTGGAAAGTTACAGTTTCTCCTTCAATAAATTTAAAATTATTTTTTGGAAGATATCTTAAAGTTCCAGTATCTTTAACTTCTGCAAATACAGCAACAGCACCACTTGTTTGACCAACAATTAATTCGCCAATGATCATATCTCCAGTTGAGGCACTAGGACCATTTAATTGGGTCACAGTCATTTCTGGTGCGCCAAAATTAGCATCCGTTAGATTTACATCAGATGTCTCATATATGGAATGAATTTGTATAACATCAGGAACATTTAAAGAAATTATATTATCCTGAAGTCTTGTCCCAAAAGGATAATTTCCATAAGATAATCCATCATTTATAGTTGTTGAACCGATTCCAGATGCTGGATTTATAGATTTGTCAACTATTAATGTTTTAACTCTATTTTTAATTTTTTTCTTAGACTTTACAGTAGATTTTCTTACTGTAACTATAAGTTGGGCATCTTCATCATTACTTCCAAGTCCTCTAATTTGAAGTTCTCTTAAATTTGCAGAGAATGCAAATTTATCAGATGAAAGAGGTTCTGTTGTTCCATCAGATCTAATAAGAGAATATCTTTCATCCGAATATGAAAGATAAATTTCCCCTTCTGGTAAAGTAATTGATGCAAGACTTGTAGAATCTAATCGATTATTTAAAATAGTTACCGAATATGATTTTCTAATTACTATTTGTCCATCAGTTAAATCGACAGTAGCAATATTATTTTTTGGCAACTCTGTATAGAACGTATCATCAGAAGATGAATCTAGTTGTGTACTAACAACTTTAAGGTCAGATGTTGCAAAATCTGACGTTGGGAGTTTTCCATTAACAACACCAGCAACAGTTGTTACTCCAACTACTGTTACTTCAGTTGCAGTAACGCCTACAACTCTTGCCAGAATTGGATCTTCAGATGTACTAAGATCTGAATATTCAATCAAATTATTAACTTTTACATTTCCTGGAAATAATTTATCGGTGCTGGAAATAGTACTAACTCCACTGAGAGCGGTAACCGACGCAACACCTACAAGTAATGATGGAGTTTGTATGACATTTGCACTAAACGTATTGATTCCAACTACATTGGCACCATTGGCTCCATCTGCAATCCCAGTATTTGAATAAACTGATTTTACATCTGAAATTTTATGAGAAATGACATTTACTACTGATCTATTAACACTGGTTGTTTGAGTAGAAATTCCACTTCTAAAAGTTAAAGTTTCATTTTTAACAAATTCTCCTTTTTGATCATAAACTATTAATGCTGTTCCAGCACTAACTGGACTTCTTAAAAATGCAGTTGCTCCACTACTATTACCCTCAACGTGTGAGGGAATTGATAAATCTATAGCCTGGTTAACTGTAATATTAGTAAATGGTTGTAGGTCATACATTGACATTCCCCACTCATTATCTTGTGGGAATGACGTGTTATACGACCCAGATTCTAATCTAAAATCAAATACTCTTGCAAAACCAATTTCATTTCCTGGAGCTGCTTCTGAATTTACTCCAACTCTTTGATCTCTTAGACTTAAGATAAACGTGTTACCTACACCAACTGTCGGTGATCTATAAACACTATTGAGTTTTAATGTTGGTCCGGTATTATATGGAAAAAATTCATTCTCAATAGTTCTGGTAACTCTTGGTTTTGGTACATCAATAAAAGTTGGGCTTATTGTTTCAATTTCATATCCTTTTACGTATGCTTTACCTGGGGATATTCTACAAACCGATAAATCTGGGTTAGGAGTAGATCCTCCTGCAGTAAACTGACCCTCTTCATATAAACCTTGATTTCCTAAGTTATTGTTTAGGGAATTTACAATAGATACATTAAATGGTTTTACAATATAATGCCCACTCTCATCATATGTCCTTCTTGCCAAAACATCAGAAAGGTCATCATAGAATACTGCTCCATCACCTCTTGCACTTCCTCTTCTCGTTGGCGTTTGAAGAACACCATCAATAACAGTCCCTAAAAGAATAAAATTGTCATCATTAAAATCATCAAGAGATTTTTTAAATAAACTTGCAGTAATTTTTAGTCTATCTGCACCAGGGGCTCCATAATTATTAAATCCTTGAGAATTGTCATTCAATGACTCATCAAAATTTGAATTTACAATTTCTTCAGAAATAAACAAACCAATTCTATAATTGGGTTTATTTGAATATTGATCCAATATTATCGATTCTTTACTTACATTTACAAAATATCCACGAATAAAATATACTCCATTTTCAATTTGAAATACAGATCCAGTTGAAGTTGCATTTGATACTAAAGTATTTGCAAATGGAGCTCCGACTGAAATAGTGGAATTTCCTAATAATCCAGAAGTTATAATTTGATTACATGTTAAAGACTCGCCATTGGAAAATGTTTGAGTAGTATTATCAACTTTAGAAGAACCTGCATAAGAAACATAAAGAGTTACAGTACCTCTCTCAGAATCTTCTGCTGATAATACATTATCAACTACCGCAGTAACACCAGAAGTTTGTCCAGTAATTATTGTGCCAATTAACTGATCTGCATATGCTTCAATAGGGACTCCCTGAAATGTATTTGCAAGTTGAACCGAGTAGTAAAGTTGAGAATATCCGGTATTACCTGGAATTACTTTAGCACCCTCTTTAAAAAAATGCTGACCAAACTTTTCTACTTGGTTCTGTAGAATTGACTGTAGAGTTGTTAATTCTCTTGCCTGAACAGGATATCCGGGCTTAAAAAGTACCTTGTGGTAATCGTTCGTTGCATCAAAATCGTCAAAATATGGTGCTACGTTGAGGTTCGTTTGTTGTGGCATAATTCTTTAGAACTGCAAGATAACTTTTATGTCTTCTTTTTGGTTTGACGATCTTGTTATAGAAGGTCTATTATCTACGTATATAACATTTCCAGAATGCTGTTTTACCTCTGGGGACGCAACTCCTGTAGTGAAATCCATTCCAAGATAATATGTACGATTATTTATCGTTGTTTTGTTATCGCTAAATGAACTATCAATACTCAACTGTAATCCTGTAGATGGTGTAATAGTAACTGTTCCATCTCCAGTAGGGTTACCAGTAAAATTCCTTAAAAGGAATCCATAAGTGGGATTAGTGACTCCAATTCCTGCTGTGGTAAATCCTGCAACAGTCCTATCTTGCCAAAGTTTTAAAACACCAGTATTGTTATCATAACTTACAACCCTACCTACTGCTGTAGCACCAGTTCCAACTGTTTGAGTAACAAAAGAATCTGATGTAAAACTTGCTTCACTATATCCAACTCCAGTTAGTTTTAAAGCAGTAACTGCACTTGCCTTATCTATTGATAAAACTGATCCTCCAGCTGGAGAAAGTGGGTTTTCGATAACTCCAATCCTAGCAAATTGATTTCCTGTGATAAAATCGGGATTTTCGTTATCACTTTCAATTCTAGAATACATTAAGACGCTATATGCACCAAGTTCTCTATAGATATCTGCTCCATGCCCTCCCTGTGGAGGAATGATAACATTAAATGTTGGTCGAGTACTACCTGCAGGAACACCACCAGACTCATAATCTAAGGTTCCAAATGTATATCCAGATCCCTGAGATGATACTGTAACTTCGTTAATTTTTGAATCTCCGTCAATAGTAACAGTACATTCTGCTCCAGACCCATCTCCTTTGATTGGCACTCTTGTATATGTTACATTTGCTGTTCCTAAACCAACTCCGCGATTAGTTGTTGTGACAATTTTAATAGAACCATCTACAGCATTTTCTCTAACTAAACTGGTATCGTTACTAGTGCTCCAGTCTGTCGGAACTGGTTG